GGTATGGCGATGGGAACCCCGACTGCTCTGGCGGGGATGTGACCGTCATCATGTAGTCGCAATACAGCTCCGCCCCGCCCTCCCCGTACTCGTACACCTCGCCGTCGTCGAAGCCTATGGCGACCGTCCTGCCGTTCGATTCCGTCCATGCGATGAGCGTCTGCGACGCGTCTATCGTCCTGTCGAAGCCTATCCTGAGGACCGAGTCGCAGCCCGCCACCTCCCATCGGCTCCATGCGAAACCTGTGCCACTGGCCGTCGTGACCATTGAGCATGCGAGGAGCCCCCCAGAGCTCGTGAGGACGTAAATGACTTGGTATGGCGTGTCGCTGATTTCGAAGCCGGCTATGCCGCCATAGAGCATGTGCCTGACGTTGGCCGTCAGCTCAACCACTGAGAGGCCCTGCGTCTCGTTTGAGTATATCGCCCCGTACAGCTTCCTGCCGTCGAAGCTTGGCCAGACCAGCCATGACCCCATGACCCTCGGCTGCATCGAGGATGAGGACACATAGCAAGTCGGGGTGAGGTCAAAGTCGCTTGGGGTAATCACGTCCGCCGTCGATATGAAGAGCGCCGTCTTGGTGGCGACGACTATCCTCCCCAGGTTCGCCATCCACTGTATCTCGGAGGAGTACATGTCCTGCTCAGTCGCCTCGACCGCATATGACGAGTCGACCGTCGGGGTCTCATAGGAGTCAACCAATGTCGACGTGGCCGCGTTGGACTCGACGTCGTAGGACGGGATGCCTGAGCTTATGCCCTCGGAGAGCATCCCTGAGCTGTCCTTGTAGTAGTAGTAGGCAATCGCGTCCACTATGTCCTCAGCCCCGTCCTGATAGTCCGTGGTGACGATGTACTTTGTCCTGGACACGTCCACCGTCTTGCGGTTGCCGTCGCTGTCAAGCTCGTTGAGCGTGACCGTCCTCTCGTTGGAGTCTATGATTGTCTGCGTGCGCTTCGTCAGCCCGCATTCCTTTGACAGGGCAAGAAGCTCAGCCGTGGTCTTCCCGGCCGATATCTGGCTTGCGCTCTCAAAGGAGAACGTCTGCTTCATGGTGACGCTGGTGCCGACTGTCCCATAGTCAATCTCGAACTCGTAGTTGTATGTCACGTCGCCCGTGTTGAAGTCGAAGAACCCGTTCAGCGACGAGAAGAGGACTGTGTTGTCATAAGCCAGCCCCAGCCTCCCTTGGGCGAATAGGCATGCCGTCGGGTTGGGCCTCTGCCCGCCGTCCTCAGTCTGCCACTCGGACGCCGCCATCTGCCTCGCCGTGACCGTGACCTCCTCGCCCGTCAATGCGACCGTGTACAGAATCGGGAGTATTGAGCCGTTCGCCTCGACGAACTGGTTCCTCAGCACTGAGAAGTGCGACTTCGCCCTGTCGTGCGCGTAAGGGAGCGTCACCCTCTGCGTGAGCATTGGCTCGTCGCCATCCGCCCTCGTGCCGTCCGCCCTCCTCAGGACGCAGCAAAGCAAGTCCCCCCCCTTGAGGAAGAGGACGTTGACAGTCGCCGTCGGCATGGCGACCTCCACCTTGTTCTCGATGTCCCCTGAGCCTATGCCGTCGCACTCTGAGGACACGATGAATGACGACGGCCTCTTCCGGACCGTGCCGTTGCTGAGGTGCAAGGTGTTGACCGACCTCTTGACCCCCGATGACTTGAGCGAGAGGTTGACGTTGATTGCCGCGAGTGGGTCAATCTCGCCACCTGAGAAGTCGGTCTGTATGAGCCTATACGGAGCAGCCATAAATCTCCCCCTGCCATGAGTGCATCCCCGGCCCCTCGTCCGTGTCCGCGCCGTCCTCCCAGAGCATGGCCAATGACATCTCCGCCTGCGCCTCGGACTGCAAGGCGGATGCCGTGGTTGAGTCGGAGGTCAGCGCGATTGCAAGCTCATACGCCAGCTGGCAAACTATTGCCTTGCGCAGATGGGGGGACAAGCCCCTTGGGCCATCCGGCAAGGCGGTGTAGATGAGGAGCAGGGGGGACGAGTCTGAGAGGATTCTGTCGCCCTCCCTCTCCCATTCGTCGTTGGCCAACCTCCTCCCGCATGGCGAGAGGCATTCGACCAGCTCGATGAAGTCGCTGGGCAATTGGTACTGGTGCTCAAAGCCAAAAGAGGGCGTTTCCGAGAGAGGGGCCAGCTTCGCCCTCTTCCTCGCCGACTTCCATGGCCTTAAGGACAGGACGGACTCTGCCGCCCCGACGAAGACGGAGTTGACCGCCAGAGCGGTCTGGCTCCCGTCGTCCAAGCTTTCAAGCGTCTCCTTGTCGATGCGCGCCAAAGCGGCGTTCGCGACTTGGAGCCATGTGTCCGAAATGGTCATCTTGGCCATGATTCCCAACTCCCCCTGCGGCTATCCGATTAGCATTCCTCAAGGACTGCCGCCAATTTGATTTTGGCGACCGCCGCCCCCGTCGCGGAGCTTGTGGTGGTGGACTTCACGGATGCCGTGAGGTACCTTCTATGGTTCCTCGGGACTGCGATTTCCATGATTCTGTCCCCCAGCTGGTAGCTCCCCATCCTCGTCTCCGTGAGGACCTCGCTGAAAGAGGTCTTGTCCTCGGAGTCAAGTATGGTGACCTGTATCTTGTCCGTGTCGTTCGGGACGACGGAGCCTGAGAGGTAAACCGCTATGCGGTTCTCGTCGCTCCTGTCAATCCTGCCGTTCTTGGAGTCCGGGTACCACTTTGGGTTGGTGGTGTTCCCCGCGCCGCAGTCAATCCCATACGGGAAGGCGACCGCCGTCCCGGACGTCGCGATTGTGGCTGTGCCGAATTGGGCTTCCCTGTCAGTCATTCCTCATCCTCCTTATGCAAGCACCGACTCATTGTTGAGCAGGTAGTCGTCGATGAACAGAGGGACGTTGAGGAGCCTGATTGGAGCGCCTATGCCCTCTATCTCCGTCTGCGTGAACGTGATGTTGCTCTTGTCCTCAAGGTACTTCCAGAACTGTGCGCGGAGCTCCTCCGGGCAAAGGGCCACGTACCTGTCAAGCTCGTCCAGGCTGTTGACCACGTCGATGAGCTGGTGCATCTGCGCCTTGGTCATCTCCGTGTCGAGTGGGACGTTCGCGATGCGAATCAGCGCGTCGTTGCTCGCCACGTCAATCCCGAAGTTGGTGTACCATGTCGTCCTCGCAGCGTCGTAGTCGCCGATGACCTTGCCGTCGCTGTCATAGACATTGACGTTGAGTATCCCCTTGTCCTCGATGTGGCATGGGCCGCCGTTCCCCTCGTTGTACCTGAGGTTCACTCCGTCCTCGCCCGGCTTGATGAGGAGTATTGAGCCAATCTTCTTGTTGGACGATGTCGCGCCCAATGAGAAGGTTGTCACGTCGTCAAGCTTCGGCCTCCTAGCCAAGAGCCCCTTGACGCTCTCCGGGTCAGTGCCGTCGCATGAGACGATGTTCTTCGCTAGGCTGTTCATGTAGCCCTTGAAGTTCAGAAGGTCCTTGTTTGACCTCACCCTGTCCCTCTGCTCCTGGGAGCCATAGCGGTTGATGATGCGGGTGTCAACGTCTGAGCTGAGCTCGAACATCTTGATTGGCTCCTCGTATGCCTCAGTCGCGGTCTTGCCCTTTGGCGTTGGGCTGTTGAAGCTCACGAACCCTCCCTCTGGCGCGCTGACCGCCCTCGTGCCGTGGTGCACGTCGGTGCCGTTGTCAGTCGGGTACCATGGGAGAATCTGCATGAGCTTGCTCCTCTTCATGAGGGGCTTCATGAAGGCGGGGTTCTCGCTCCCCTTCCTTGAGAGCTGCATGACCTCAGCAAGGGTCATGTGCTCGCTGTCCAGAAATGTCGCCATCTCTTTCTCTCCTTAATTGATAGATTTGCTTCGCTCCGCCTGTCCGCCCCTCATTCCCCCATCGCTTTCCTTGTGGCAGTTGGGCCATGGCAAGGACTCAAGTTCGCCTCTTGGCATTGCATAGCCTATGATTGCACATTTTTCGCGTTAGCTACGTCCCCCACGTCAATGGCGGTAGTAGGAAGTCAGCCCCGTGGAGCGCTCCGGTGCGTTCCCTTGGCTCGTCGGAGGGGACTTTGGGTCCAGCTTGGAGTACCACTGGGCAAGCCTCGACATGAACTCGACGTCGGTGGTCAAGCCCGCCTCCTCAAGCTTGCTTCCTAGCCCCGTGTTGGCCGCGAAAGCCTTCCACGTGTTCTGCCCCGCCTCAATCCTGGCCTTGCGCTTGCTGTCGTCGGGAGTCGATTCCCTGAGGTACTCGTCCATCCTCCTGCCAAAGGACTTGGAAAGCTCCTCCCTTGCCCTCTTGGCCTCCTCCTCGGACGCCATCATCTCAGCCCCCCTCTGCCGCCACATGGCCTTGGCCTGGCTGACCGTCAAGCCGTTTTTGAGGGCCTCTTTCTTAAAGGCGCTCTGGCGCTTCTGCTTTGCGTCCTCGTCCGTCGATGCCTTGTCGATGTCCATGAGGGCGTAGCCGTCCTCGGTCTCCGGGGCCCCGATGGCCCTGTAGAATGCCGCGCGCTCCTCGTCCGTCGACTTGTCAGTCGGGATTTTGACCGCGCCCTCCGCCTTGCCCTGCAAGTCCCTGTAGCCCCTGTAGAGGCTCGCCAGCGACTCGATGCCACTGAAGTCGTCCCCTTGGTACTCCTTTGGGAGCTGCGTCTCGTACTGTGCTTGCGTCCTCGTCGCCGCTGCCGTCTGCTGTTGTTGTTGCTGTTCGTCCATCTCACTCCTCCTCAAGCTGTGAGTCCGTCATGTATGAGTCCAACAATGCCTGGACATAGATGCCCGCGTTGCCGGCTATCCCTAGGTTGGATGCCTTGAGGAGCCTGTTGGCAAACGCTATGAGCGATGGGTTGACATCGCCCTCGTCCGTGCCGAAATACCCGCACTCATTGAGAATCCATGCCAATGAGGTGCGCCCGCTTGGGCTGTCGAAACAGTCGTGTAGGCATGAGCTTAGGGTAGAGTCCCCCTTGCTCTCCTTTGCCTCCCTCGACTCCTTGGCGACGTAGTACGCCGCCTTCCTCCTTGTCCCTGCCATCATGATTGGCCTCCCATCGTCGATTGCCCGTTGCCTTGGCCCGCTGCCTCAAGCAACCCGCTCGATGCCAGCTTCCCCGCAGCGTCCATGTTCTCAAGCTGCTGCTGCCTCTGCATCTCCTGAGCCTGAGCCTGAGCCCTCTGCCTCCTTATGTCCTCCGCCTTGGCCAATGGCCTCAAGACTTCCTTCTTGGCCTTCCTGACCGTGTGGAGCACCTCGGCCAGGCTGTCGAAGTCCACCCTGTCCTGCAAGCTTGGGTAGACGTTCATGAGCTGTATCATGTCGCTGACCCAATTGAGCGTCGGCTCCAACTCGAAGCTCTTTGCCTGAGCCTTGAAGAGCGGGCTTGCGTACTCGACCTCGACCTCCATCTCCTCAAGCGCCGCTATCTCGTCCCCGTCCACGTCCCCGTCCTCGAAGCCGTATATGCACACCTTGCGGAACATCCACTCAAGGAGCGGGCTGAGGAAAGACTTCCCCAGCCTGAAGAAGAACGACGCCAAGAGGTTGTCCCTCTCCTGCGATATCCCCTCCACCTCGGTGGCGGTCTTGGTCCTCTCGATGTTTGACGAGAGTATCAAAAAGCGGTCCGTCTTGTAGTTCGTGTTTATCTTCTGCGTGAACCGGTCAATCCAATACGTGACCCACGAGAGGTCCCCCGTCGGCTGCGTCATCGCGAAGTTCTGGTTGCCCTCAACCTCAGTGACCCCGCCCGGCCGGAAGTTCACCTTGAGGCCCTTGGTCTTCTTCCACAGCCCCTTGGCGGAAAGCTCAGAGAGGGTTATCGCGTCCTCCTGGAGCATGTTCAAGGCCTTTTGGTATGGCAAGGAGGACATGCCGGGACAGTCCGCCCCCCACACGCCACCGAACACTTGGTCTGAGTACCTCCAGAAGGCGAACTCCCTCTCGCCCTTGCGCTCCTGCCTTATCGGCTCGTCCCCGTCCTCGTCAGCCCAATAGACGGAGAACCAGTCGCCCTGCCCCGGGACCGTGAAGCTGAAGTCCTTGGCCATGGCGGTCATCTCGATGAAGAGGTGGCGGCGCATGTGCTCGTCCTTGGCCTCTCGGATTGACTTGGGGAGCCTCTCCTCCCCGAAGAAGTCGATGGCCTCCTGCCTCGTGAGGTAGATGTATCGGAAGTACCCGTTGACATAGCCGTCCGACGAGACTATCGGGAGAACGTCCTTGAGGTGGACGTTGGTGAACACGGGGCCGCCCGACTCCTTGTCGAACGAGAACACCATGAACGCGCTCCCCAAGTCTGCGCCGCATTTGACGAAGTTGCGGGCCACGTCGTAGAAGTTTGAGCCGCTGAGCCACTTGTACACCTTGCTCTGTATCTTGTTGACTATGCCCTGCGCCTTGCCCCTGTCAACGCCCGCCTTGGTTGCCTTTATCTCGTAGTCGAACCATGCGACTGACTGCCCGAAGGCATACGAAGAGGCCCCGTCCGCGAGTATCTCGCTCGCCTCCCTTGCCGTGCTGTCGTTGACCGTGAAGCTTGGCGCCCTCTGCGGGCGGTTGACGTCCGTGTGCCGGCCCCGCCTCCAATCGCCATACGACAGCTGCATCTCGCTCGCGATGCTCTCCCAGAGCGTCAGGAATGAGGCCCTCCCCATCTCCTGCTCCTCCAAGATTTCCTTGAGCGTCGCAAGCTCGTCCTTGCCTATCGCCATCATGAATCCTCCTTGTGGATTAGAAATCGTTTAAGTCTCGGCCCATGAAGTCCGCGACCTCGTTGCCGCTGCTTGGCTCCGTCTGCTCCCTCATCAGTCGGCCCTCGAACTCGTGCCGCCACCATGAGCGCATCATCAGGCAGTTGACGAAGTCATCGTGTATGTCCGGTGAGCTGTTGTTGTAGCTGACGTACCCTTTTTTGTTCATCACGCCCGTGAACTCCTCCAGCTGGGCCCTGAACTCGCTGAGGTAAGGGACTTCCCTGCCTTGGTAAGGCGGCGCAATCTCCACCTCCTGATGCTCCAAAGCTATCCTCGCAGCGTCAACCATGTCATTTTTCGGGACGTCCATCTGGTCCAACTGGCGGAAATCGTCCTCGCCCCGCCACCCTCGGAACTTGCCGTCTGGCTGCCTGTAGACTGCGCGCGCCCTGCCGCCCGACGTGTAGCATATGGGTGTCATCTGCCTGATGCCCATCTCCCACAGCTCATCCTTGACGGCCTGGCCCACCCCCGTGCAATCGAAGGCAAGGTGGTATCGGTGGTCAATCGCCGGCCTCCCCAAGAGTCCAGCTATCCTCCTCGCAAGCTCCGTGTAGCGGACCTTGTCGTACTTGTACTGCATCACCAAGGTGTCCACGAAGCGGACGGTCTCCCTGTCCTTGAAGTACGCGACTGGCAACTGCCTCTTTGCCGTCGCCCTGTAGACCTGGACTGCGGACGGGTCTCCCATCTTCCCCGGGTCAAGGCATATGAGATACTCCGTGACCTTGGGGAGGCTGAGGAGCCGCTCGCTGTCCTTGACACGCCACTCAATCTGCATCGTAGTCCCCCCAGAAAGCCGGGTCTGCCTCGCCCCCGACTGCCAGCCCCGCCTGAATCGCCTCGCCCTGCGTCTCCAGCCTATGCGCCGATGGCGAGATGGACGAGAAGAGGGAGTCTATCAGCTCCTGCGGGAAGGCTTGGTCCGAAGCGTCCACGTACTCGGTGCAATACTCCTCCCTGTACCTCCTGCCGTCAAACTTGATGTCCTCGAAGGCGGCCATCTCCCCATCGTGGTCAAGGTGCCTTGGGCTCACCCATGACCTCGTGCCGTCCGCGCCGTCAAGGCGTGACTGGCCAATCTGCCTCAAGCCCGGCTCCCCCGACTCGTCCACGTAAGGCTCAAAGCCTGAGTATATCCTGTAGTGTGACCATCGGCTGAGCTTGCTGTGGTCGTAGAAGAAGCCCTTGCGCCCATGCGGAGTGCTCAGCTCGACAATCTGCGCCTTGCGGTTGCCCGTGACCATCGGACGCACGGACTGGAAGACCTCGTCGCCTATCCTGCTTGCCTCGTCAAAGATGATTAAGTCCGGGTTGGAGTACCCCCTCGCTGCGTCCTCTGTGGCGGTCAGGACAAGGACACGGCTCCCGTTTGCAAGCTTAAGCTCCGAGTCGTTGTTGTGGAGCACCTTGGGATATCTTTGGTCAAGGGCC